TTGGCATCATTGGCAACAGCATTATCCCCAAAGAAAGTTAAACCTGCGTAAAACCCACCCAATCGCATTGTCGAGGAAACAAGAACGGACGTACTCGCCACCGCTGGCAAGTCTTCCGGGATCGCCATTGTCGAAACAGAACGGATCTTGATATAACAAGTATCGCCCGGCTCATAGATTACACCAAGGGCGTTAAAAGTAAAGGTCCCGGTCCCGTCCCTACCAACGTAATAATAAGTCGCATCATCATTGGAAGCATAAATTTCCGAATAAGAATAAAATGGATCGGTAGCCGGAGGGGAAAACGAAACCCTGACCGCATCAAAATCATAGGCCGTCCCCACTGCGGTCATTGCTGCGGAGATTCCAGTTGAAGCCGCCGGAACTTGATATGGGTTCGGCAAAATTGATTCATACCCCGGCTGTGTTCCAACCTGTGCGTCATCGTAAACGCCGGAATAATAAGCCCTCAAGGTGAATTTAGGCTGCCCATTGGGAGTATCGGCTTTTGAAGCAACCAAGAATTGTTTTGTTGTCCAACCCGGGAGGGTATGGGTTACCGTTACAAGGTCGAAAATTTCAAGGTCTCCTGAATCCGAGAATCCCTGAAGCTGACAATGATAATCTTCATATTTGAATTTGTTAAATTTAAACTTTGCCCTGCGTCTGGCAAGTTCAGCATCTGTAATATAATAACAGGTCTCTTCATAGAGAATTTCACCATTTATATCAATATCGTTTTCATCTCTGACTTCTACGGAAGTTTTCTGATAAGAGTTTGCGGAATCAACATAATGAATTCTTACGATATTTGGTGACTCTGGCTGGCTCCAGGTTAAAGAACCTTTAACAATATTGTCCTCATCGAAGGCATGTGAAACGGTCTTTGTGGTAAGCCCTCCGGATCCATCCGCCATCTGTGATGAATCCCAGACACACTTATACTTCCCCTGGGACATTATGACCTGACCGTTAAACGATTTCCAAAGTAACTTCTTGGCATCATTAATGGTCATATTCGTGTCAAAGTTGAAATCGAACCTGTATCTTGGTAAAGATGATCCGGCGGGGACTTCGTTACAAAGCGCTTCTAACGATTTAAACGAATTGAGGTCTAAAACTCCGGCTGCCCTGCCTTCAACATTAAGATAAAAGTCGTACAAAGCAACCGCATTATTACGTGTGAAGGCAGGAGTATCACTCGCTAATGGCTTACATAAAAGCCCCTGCATGATAATCGTAATATTGGGATCATGGCCTATCTGCTTATCATCTTTCTCAAAGGTGAAAGCTGTGTAAGCCCGGCCCCGATAAGCACATTCTCGTGAAGAAAACCTTGCGTCGGCGGTCTGTGTCCATGTCCCAGTGTATTCGGTTTTTGTGTGGGTCCCTGTCAGATCCCCCCACGCTATATCATTAGCATACCATTCAGTAATACCTCCAGCCGGCCCCAAACAATGAGAGACAATCAGCCTTAAATCTGTATCATCCGCAGCATTGAATCTTAATTTATTGCCTCCGATTTTACATTGCCCGTAACATCGTGAAGCGAAGATCCCCTCTGAAATAGTGTTACCGATTTGGTTTGATGCGTAGGTTGGAGAGTCTCCCATTTGGTTTGATGCGTAGGTTGGAGAGTCTCCCATTTCTGGAATATCATACAAAAAAGATTCAATAATATCTTCTTCATAGATATCAATTAAACCGCCTTCAGTCGAAATGTCATATCCGACATAAAAACCAACAGCGGCACCTACCGGACCACCAACAAAAAAACCTATTACGCCGCCTACTATGCCCGAAAAGAAACCCATTTAGATACTCCAATTCCCTACATACGATACTGCATCAACATTTAACGTCTCTAATATTTCTTTATTTTTTGATTGTAATATAATTGATTTTGCCCCTTTCTCTTTCCCCCAAATCTTTATTGCGTCAATAAACTCTCTGTTCAATTCTGACATGAATATAATAGTAACCGTATTGCTTAACGGAGGAGTCACCATATTCACGGCAACTGCATATGATAATAACTTTTCTTCAACATTGCCGATCATATACACTTCTGGATTATCCACGTATTGCATTAGCCACTGAATCCATTCCCCTTTATCGCACGGGAAAACCTGTTCAATCGGATCATCCATTTTCAAAATTTGCGCAATGTCTTCTACTTCCATTTTTTTTATCATAAGTCTACCCCGCATCCGCCTTTTTGCTAACATGAATACATCCACCAAAGTTAGCCTGATTGTTTCCACTCGGCCCCCACGCACTTCCGCCACCGCACACATCCCAAGTTTTATCGCAACCCTTAAAAATTACATAAGTACAATCTGTGTCGATAGCAAATGGCATGGCCACATCCAGAGTTACGGTATCCGTCCCGGCTACAAAGTCTTTGACAACCCTCCAGTAATCGACCGTGGCCTTAGTTATTTTAATTTTACCGTGATTCCAATAATCATCCACTTGAGTAAGGGCATTATCAACCAGCGTAGTTGTTGAACCTGAGTCCGCCGTTCCGGCAGCCGTGAGGGAAGTTAAGTCTGCCAGTCCATTTGTGTTACATTCCGTCCCCCCGAATTCCAAAGGACACATTCTCTAGTAGGGAAAGTTAAGTATCTTCCGATCAAGGCCTTTCCCCGAAGTAGCCGTAACTGTCATCCATTTGCGGGAGAACTTTGGCTTTTCAAAATGACCGTTAAAGACTTCATTGTAATTGTCTGCCGATCCCAGAGCGTCAAGATAGACTCGTTTAATAACTAACGATACTCCACGGAAGGCCTGTGCAGCCGCATACGCCGCAATATCCTTTGAGACATTATCAAAATTAACCGTTACTCTTTGGATTTGCCCTTCCATGGACTGCGCTACATCCGCGCCTGTAATCGCCTTGGCGGTGTAGACCTTACCACCAGTAGGAAATGTAACATTAGTCATATAGGCCGCAAATCGAAGAGTAGTAGAAAGGCCCAACTCAAACAAGAGACAGGGTCTTTTTTGCGCCAAATTCATTTCCGTTATTACTGCTGCTTCAAGGCTCTTTGGCATTACAAATCCTTAATTTGATTTTTGAAAAGTTATCGAGATATTCCATCTCTTGTATCCGATAGGCGTAAATTGAAGGCTTCCAGTCACCCATCGGCCGGTTAGGTTCGCCCCAGAGTTTACATAAGCCGGAACTGAAGTCCAGATAAACTCATCGTATCCGGCGTATCGTCCATTATAGTGTGCCAGTACCGCGTCTTTTTCGGCGGTCGTCTTTGCGTTGAATTTGATTTTATACCGCTGAATTGAAGTCGTGGAAAGGTTTAAATATTCCTGCTTCATTGACTCGGAATCAGTCACAACATTGTTGAACACGGGGACTATTTCAACAACTTCACTCGGCGCAATGGTAAAATCATCGGCAGCCATTATACTCTCCCTATTACCTGTCTCGTCATTCCGTCATTTCTATAATCATTAACCACTGCCCCGGGTGCGACCCGTGTAGCGATAACCTCGGCGATCTGTGCAAAAACCTGTCTCTGTGTTGCGACATCCTGAAAGACTGGATTTTCCATTTTGACGGTGATATAGGTGTTGCCCTCTCCTTTATTCCTTCCAGCCGGAGTGACCTTCTCCCCTTTATGCAATAAAGCTAACCCCGTTTCTGGGACATAATCAGTTCCAGTTTCATAGGAAGGTGGCTTGGCGGCGGAGATCATTGCAATCTGAACCGCTGCCGCTGCGCCAGCTATCCCAGCCATGATAAAAGACCACGGCGGGGGGTATGCCGCCATCGCTTGCAGAATAGCCCTGTGCCCTGCAATGACAGCCTCAACCATCGCAAATGCTTTGTAAACTGCAAACATCTTTTTACTTTGCTTTCCTCCGGCTTGTGCAATCCGAAGAAAGGTATTTGCGATTGAACCAGCGGCGGATTGGTACATTGCAACTCTTGCCTGTTGCATGGCCTTTTCTTTTGCAAGCGAATCTCTCTGTTTTTGAAGTTTTAAAGTTTCATAATCAGCCACACCCTTAAGTATTAAATTTTGATTCTCCATGAAGTATCCAAGTTTTAAATCTTCCATTTCTTTATGACGTAAAACTGAGGGATCTTCGACTGGAGCAGGCAGTTCTGCCATTGTTGGAACTCCGGGCCTTGGTGGTAGTGCTGGAAACCCCCTTCCGGCGCCAGATATCGTTCCGGGAACCCCGCCTTGAAAGAAAGACGGCTTAGCTGATTCGGGAATTAATCCCCTTAAAAGACTTAACGGACTAACAGCAACTTCAGCGGCCGAAGCAATCTTTTTCATATTAACGCCGGCTTTCTCAAGCTGCGTGTTGACCAGCATTAATATCGTTACAACCCGCCCGACTGGCGTTGATCCAGTTAAAACCCTGAAGAGTATTCCAGTTCCAACAGCGCCAATAACACCATCTGGCAAAGCTTTATATGTGTTTATAATTGCCTCTAATGATGATTTGATTTTGTTTATTGCTTCATGAGTTTTTTGAGCAATCAGTTCATCATTGAGTTTCACCCATAGTTCTACCTGGTCAATCCATGCTGTTATAACCTTCTTGCCATCATCAAGTAGTTTTACCATAGCTTCATTTTTGACTATGGCATCACCGACCCCCTCATGTAAATCATTCTACAAGTTAGAAAGCTGTTTTAGCCTACCACCAAAAGTCAAGGCCATCTCCTTGGCAAACACAAACCCCTGTGCTGTCTTCTCTGTTATAATTGCCATCTGTTCAGTAGCATCAGTTGTCTTTTTGAGTGCCGGAATGTATCTACGGAGCATTGTAAATTCCCCTTGATGTGCAAGAGCAATATACATAGCCATTGATTCTACACCTCTGCCTGTTGCGGAAGCTAAACCGATTGCCTGTTCTGCTGCGAGTTTTAGCTTGTCTTTATGAACACCAAGGTTTTTCATTAAAGCCATTAGCATCAAGACTTGTTCATCGCCAAAGGTCGTTACTTTTTGAATTGCAGAAGCAAAGTCTGTATAGCTTTTTAATGTCTCTTTAGTATATTCGTTATTGGATACAAGTGCAGCCCTTAAAGCCCACTGTGCTTTCTCCTGTTCCATTGAAAGCGTGAGAATCTTTTTACCCACTATGATGAATCCAGCAACAGCAGCGGCATAGGCCATCCAGTGTTGCTTGGCTTGGTCTATTAGTTTTTTTTGCTTCCCGAATTGTTGCTCGTTAATTCGTGCGATCTTTGCAGCTTTTGCCCTCTCTGCTCTGACAATATCATTGGCTGTGGATTTGGCGTGATTCTTGATTATATTATAATTCTTATTAACATTGGCTCGCATTTGGTCATAGGTTTGCTCTGACTTCTTGCCCATGACCTTCCAAGCTTTTTCGATGTCCGTTGCGGTCTTCTTGCCCTTGCCTTTTACTTTTCCAAGTCCGGCTTCATACTTGGTCTTATCAAGATCAAGTTCGACAAAGATTTTTCCAACAGGCTTCTTTGCCATTAGAATTTACCTCCCATTGCAATAGACGATCCGCCGCCGGCCATCGTCGGTTGCTGTATAATTCTTTTAATCTTAGCCTTTGAACCGTTTAGTGCCGGTCTTAAAAATGGCGTATAAAATTCAACGATCTGAGCGTAGTAAACTTTTTTCGTCCCAGCCATAACCCACACATTGCGCCCGGTTCCACCATGCTTTGTAACAACTCTGATAGTCTTTTTTAAAGCCCCTGCATCCCTAGCTGTCCAGTATTGACCCGCGTATCTTCCTTTAGAATACATCGGCCTTGAGATAGTACCAACTTTGCACAATGATCGTGCCTTTTCAGCAACGGCTTCACCGGCGGCTATGAGACGATCCATAGCATTACCCATAATTTCCTTTTCAGCTATCTTCGGATTCCAGAAAGCTACTCGACTCATTTTTCCCTCATCCTGTTGATAAAGCTTTGAGACATTATTAAAACCTTATCGAAACAACTTTGTTTATCGCTTATGTTATAAAGTTCCATCTCTCTGTGTATCGCCTCGTGGGATATGTCAATCGGCCCGTCAAATCCCATTATGAATTGCCTTTGCACTTTGTAGAAGATCATAATCGCATCGGCGTTTTCTTCTATATATTTTGGCCTGCATGTATCGCATGGCGGTTCTTCTGGAGGATTCCGTGCACCATAGAGTTCTTTACATCCATCACAATATTCCTTTGGCGTAAATCCAAGTTTAGAGCCGAGCTCATTAAACTCTATGATGTCTCGGAGTTTTTTTCAATTACCTTGTCTTGATCTACTTCGTCTTCTGAGAGAGTTTGAAGTGAATCCGAAACGAACCTTGAAAACTGTGCAGACCTGGACATCAACAAAACCTTGTTTTCAGTTGTGCAAGGGATTTCCTTTTCTTTCGCATCAAAAAGATTCTCCCATGCTACGATACAGTGATCCCAGAACAATTCGTTCTGGAGGTCTTCGTTGACTTCTTCATATTCAAATCGCCCTGGAGTTCCTTCGACCTTTTTAAAATCAACTTTTTTCCGAATGCTTTTCTTGTTGATTGTTTTCAAGGCATCATATGAGAGAGTTCTAAGTTCAACTCTTCCCCCGCCGTCCATCTCAAACCATGCACCATCTTTTTCTTCAAGATTTAAAACTGTCATAAAACCTCCTTTTTATACAAGCACCATCGCTCCTGCACTCACTACTCCTTCAAAGTCAATCGTTCCCATTGCGGATTTTTCCATCATGACACTCTGAGATTTCGTGATGAGGATGCTGTGTCCTGTCGTGTTAGTCCAATATGATGCAGCATCAATGTATAACTTCAATACATTACTTATAAGCACCGATGAATTGTTACATGCAGAGTTCAATAATGTCTGCCCATCATCATCGTCAGGATCGTAAAGACCTGAAAAAGTCAATGTCCCCGCATCACCCACGCTGAAATGCTTCTTCTTGATATCGATATCCCAAGAATCTTCCTCAATTACTTCACGGGTAAAACCCCCGAGGGTCCACGTGCCCTGACCTGCGACTTTTGCAGCCCCAAGATAAACGCTTGCTATTCTTCCTGATTTGGTTGACATTTTACACCTCCATTAGATTTTATATAAGTATCATTACGCCACCGGAAATAACTGCCTCAAAGTCAATGGTTCCCATCCCTGATTTATCCATAGTAATAGCTTGGCATTTTGTGATGAGAATCTCTCCACCGGTAGTCGCAGTCCAGTAAGATGTGTTATCAATAAAGAAGTTTAATGTGGCTGTAGAAACATTCCCGCCCTCAAAGGCTGAGGAGTTAATACACGCCGAATTGATAGCATTCTGTCCAGTAGTAAACGTGGTAGCCTGGGCATCGTAAAGACCCGAAAATGACAACGTTCCTGCATCACCCACACCAAAGTATTTCTTCTTGATATCGATATCCCAAGAATCTTCCTCAATTATCTCACGGGTGAACCCCCCGAAGGACCACGTACCCTGACCTGCGATTGCTGTTGCTCCCAGTTTAACGCCTGCTATTCTTCCTGATTTGGTTGACATTTTACACCTCCGTCTTCTGTTGTTTCTTTTTTAATGATTTGTAAAGCCAATGTGTCTCTTGTGTTACTTCCATTGTGGACAAGTGGCCGCACTTTATCGATGTATCAACATAGATCCGATATCCCGCCCTTCTCAAATCAGAACAAAACCCTATGTCTTCCCCTACTATTCCTTCACGGTCGGGGTCTGGATTCGGTCTAAACTTAAACCATGGCCCCGGCATGTCATGAAACACTTTCATGTCATACAGTATGCACCCAGACCCAGTTGCATCAACTTCCACCAATTCCCCATCTTCCCAATCTTCCACAGGCGTATAAGAATTAATATCGCCCTTCAGCATTAATGGGTCAAACGGGGGATAACGTCTATGCACCATTGCCCCGACAATCGGAAGGTTATGAGCCAAAAGTTTTGGTATTGTATCCACTGGATATGTCTGGTCAAGATCAGGCATAAGCAAATGAGAAGCCCCCATAGCTTTAGCTTGGGAAACAACGCTACTTCTCAATCCATCAATCGGCCCGTTAGTTGCAAAGATAGGCGTGAAGTCCGGTCGCTCCATCATGACAAATGAACGAACAAAGGGGAAAGGAACAAACGGCCATGAGCAGCAAAAACCAATCGCCAACTTTTTATTAGTGATTTTAAGCACCCGCAGTCTCCTTTTTTCCTTTCGGTCTCGCTTGTCTTTTTTCTTTTTCTTCTATTAATTCCAAGGCTACATCTTTCCGCCCGAGCTGATAGTAATAAGCGTGAGAATGAGATAGTTCTTTGTCCGACAATTCATCGGTTTCGATATAGGTTGCTTTTGAAAGTTCTATTTTCATGATACCTCCTTTGGTTTGCTGCAAATTGCCATCGCATATTCACCTGTAAAAGTTTCGTGATATTCAGGGGATATGCTATCCTCGAAAAACTCCCCCTTTCTCTGGTAGAGCATTTTTACCCCATCAAAGTATTTCTTCAAGACAAGCTCAAAGGTTCCCTTCTGGTAATATATTAGATGATATGGGTTGCCACAGTTTCCGCCGAGAGGACAAGAAATAATCAATTTCCCGTCTTCTTTCAGTACCCGCACAATCTCGGAGAGAAACAACCTCCCGTCCTTAATATGTTCGATAGTTTCAAAGCTAACAATTATGTCGTATGAATTTTCAAGATATGGAATGTCGCAAATATCAAACACGAAAAAGCCGGGGTTCGGATAATGCAATCTACAATAAGCAATTGTTTCGGGAGAGATATCCCCGCCTATTACGGATTCGGCTGTTTCAGAAAGCAGGTCAGCTCCATATCCTGCCCCACATGCCACATCCAAAACCTTCTTATCTTTCACAAACTGAATAGCATATTTATATCGTGCCCAATGCTCTTCCATGACATCAGGGGGTGTCCCGGAATCCAAAGGCATGGCCCGCTCACCGGTAAAAATAATCTCATTACCATCCTGGTTGTTTTTCTTTATCATTTCCTTATATCTATCAGCCGATTTTTCGTTGAATATCTTTTGATTTTTTGCAAGCAATTCCCTGTAATCGATATCCATAGCCTTATGTGTTACGCTCCCAAAATGATGAACATAACAATCTTTTGCAACTCCTAATTTGAAACCTGCATCAATCGCCCTCATACAGTAATCGTCATCCTCATAATTCCCCGGCGTGTAAATCTCGTCAAGCAATCCGATCTTATCTATGACTTCTCTTTTTATCGCCACGCAGTAGAAAACCAGCCTGTGAAAAGGAGACCATTGCCCCTCGTTTTTCTTTTTATGGTCTTCAGCGGCTTTATATAGGCCCGTTAAATCGTCGTAACTATCAATCAATACCTGTTGGGGCCCGGAGATCGAATTAGTGACAGGTCCTACCATATCAAGCCCGTCAGATAGCCGCCCTTGCAATGTCTCAAGCCAGTTAGGGGTACAAACCACATCATTGTTCATAATTACAATAATGTCCCCTTTTGCCGCTTTGATACCCTGATTAACTGCTACTGGGAAACCAAGGTTTTCTTCATTCCGGATAATGCGTATCTCATTATCGTTTGGCGTGAATGGAACGCTGTCAAAGGCTGGCTTTGATCCATTGTCAACAATGATTATTTCGTAGTCCTCCGTGGTCTTTTCGACTGCCTCCATGCACCCCATCGTCATTTCAAGCTGATTCAGGGCGGGGATTATTATAGAAATCATAGATTATTCCTCTTAAAGTATGCTTTTCCATCATCCACTGACACAAGCTCCCATCCTTCTGAACCGGCCTTATTTAATACTGCAAGATGCTGTATTCCGCCCAGCTCCTCTATCTTATATTCAAAGCACCGATTCGGTGGTAACTCCTCTGTTTCTTCGTCGAGATATTCAGAATAACAATCAGGGCATAAAATCGGTTCTCCGGCCTTCATTGCCCGTTCAAATTCTGATACCAAGATATTAATTGGTTCCTTGCATCGGTCACATATTTCGTCAACTCTCTCTTCATTCATTATGTAGCCTCCAAATATACCGAAAAATCAACTGCGTAATGCCAAACCCCTAACGTCCCAGCCGGTGTCGTTACCTCATCCCTCATCGTCGTTAAATTGTCTCTCCAGAACCATAACAATCGATTCCCGGTTATTGAAAAAGTAGTCTCATCATAAAGTGAAAGCAGGGCTGTATAAATATCCTTGATCTCTCCCGAACTCGAAGCTGTTGAAAAGATCGATATCTGTAAAAGTATATCCCGGAATCTTTCGGTAAATTGCCAATCCTTCACGTCGCTGACAACCAGATAACAGCAATAGGGGAACTCTGCACCTTCCGGGGCTTCGTTCTCGTAGAACCGCCCACCAACTGAAGTTAAAAAGGCAGAGCCTGTGGCTTTAGTATATAGGGCTTTCGTCAGGTTCTTCATTTTCCTTTTCCGCTAAGTAATACTCTTTCAAAATCGGTTCGAGCTGCTCTACTCCGTCAACCTCTGGAAAGAATTCAGCTTCAACGATTACCATAGAGTCAACATCCATCTTTATATGAAGTTTTCGGCAATGTTTAATCCCTAATTCCTCTGCAATCTTCGCACAAATATTATCATGTCCACATACTGCCATCACGCCGCTTCCTTTACCATCAAATCAAGAATCTTGTTTTCCATGTTCGGATTTACGAGACTTACGATGTCGAAATACTGATTCTTAAATTTGAGCCGCCAGCTTGATCTTATGTCACTTCGATAGCGTATTCTGATTCTACTGGAAATAGTCATCGTAACACCCATTTGTTGGATTCGCTCTTTCGCACTCGTGGGCCAAATTGCACACCATATCGTATCTCGCTCACTCCACGTCACCGTGACGCCCCCCATATTGTCAGGTACTTTCGTGGGAGCTTCGATAGTTATCCTATGTTTTAGTGATCCGATGTTCATAGTTTCTTTACTTCAAAAGTCTTCATTGCTGCATGAACGATTAATTCGCAGTCTTCGGCATCGCCTTGGTTGTTCGTTTCGGGGAATGCGGAACCCGAAATCAACATTTCTGATTGCCACTCCCTGTCCATGGACGGAACTATCTCTTCTATTATCCAATCAGGCGGAAACCCTAACGCTTCTGCAATTAAATGATTTGTTATTCTTACTCTTCCTTTTTTCATGCTCTTGTCCAAGTTCCTTCCCGGGAAATTCTGTAATGTTTCCCGTCTACATGTTGAAGCAGCGGATTAGGATGCTTTGTCCAGCACGTTTCACAACATTGATCATCATGCCATGCGCCGTTTCTACAATAATATCCTGATAAATTATTCATTCTCTCTCTCCCTTTATATGAATTCGTCGAACAATCTCGGTATTTTCCAGATAAGACGATTATACGTTTTATCCTCGTAGACACTTTGCCCGATTATGTCCTCGCCCCTGCTTTCATGATATTTAGCGCATAAATGTTTTATGGCTGATTTTGCAATTTCAGGAACAGAAGCTGCCGTTGTCCCATATCCACAAATATATCTAACTGAGATAGGCTTTGACGGGTACGCAGTAAATGAAGGCCAGCTCTTCCCATAAGGTAAAAGAATCCTCCCGCATTGGTTACCATTCTTTTCAACCAAATAGTCAGTCGTTACGGTCATGGTAGTATAGTCCCCAGCCGAATCTCTGTACTTGATATAAGATACATCGCTTAAGTTCCCCAATGGAAGCTTGAACGCTCCTGACGCAGGAAACGCATCAAGGCAATAATCCCATGTTTGAGTGATCAACGCTCGTCTTGTGTCGTTTTCAACTTCCTGCCTTGCGGTTGTAATGTCACGCGTCAATTGATCATCCTCCGCCGATGTCGGTGCAACCTCAAGAATCGAAGTCCCGAAGATACAAGCAGCCAGCAAAACTTTTGAAGCTGTCCTTATGTATTGCTTCGTTCCTGTGTATTCTATGTTGTAGTCCGCGTTATCATTTGCCGTAGTGACTTGAGTAAATGCCCCCCCTGTCCAGTCCGTCCAATTTGTGTTATCGTCTGACTCTTGAATCTTTGTGTCATTTGTTCCTGTAGCGGCATTTGTTCCACAATGGAGTTCAACCAGTACCCTCTTACCAAGTACATCAACGCCCGTTCCAACATGAGTAGTATAATTGTCAGCGATAGCGTGCGAAGCATAAGACAAGCATTGTGTCGAATCAGTATTGTCCTCCAACGTCCCAGAGTCTAATCTGAGATGAAGTTTCAAGGTCGTCAATGATATTGGTTCAATCGCCGGAGCGGTTATTAACCCGCCGCCAGTTACTGCTGCTGTTGCTGCTGTGCCAGTGCCCGTGCCACCCATCAGCTCACCTCTAAATAAAAACCCTTACGAAACAGTTTCAGAATCCGGATTATCAAAATTGTATCCAGCAAGTGCGCGCCAGATAAAATAATCGCCAGCATCAAGATAAAATGTGACTATTCCTAAGTTGTTAGTCGCCCCGGATGCTATGACATTTGACCCCGCCGAATCAGACGATACCCAAACAGAAGCTCCGTCTAACGCCGCCCCTGTAGCTGAATCGGTTAAAGTATATGTCCACGTTATTGCCCCAGCTCCTAAGTCGATAATATTGGCTGTCAGATTAAACATTTGAAAAAACATATAGCAACCGGCAACCTTAATCGAGATAACAACCCAATCAGCGCCTGTTGCTATAGCAGCGTCCACAAGATCGAAGCGATAAGCTCCAGGCATATTGGTTGAGTCGATCTCTTTGAATCCACCATCTGCATGTGCAGAATTAACCGCCGCGAGTGTGATAGTCGGAATATCAACCCGGATGCCACCCTGCCTCAAATACGAAGCTGTCACATCACCAAAGGCTTTTCCGGTCACTCCGGTATTGTCCGTGGTGCTTCTCAGGATCACGGGTATTGAGAAATCAACACTACCCGCTAAAACTCCACCTTGTAATTTTTCACTCATTTAAACACCCTTTAAGCGAAAGTCAGTGTCCATGTCACAACTAAACTGTCTCCAGCCGCTTTATTAACAACGTCAAAACTATCATACAAAATCAGATCCGTTGTATTCTGCGTAACAACATTGAATAAACCAGCTTCAGTAATTGCTCCGGTTCCAACGCCGGCGCCAAAGGTACAGACATAAACAACGTGATCAGTGGTGGTGGTTGCCGTGGTGTTCGCTGTCCTTGAGTCTACTATATAGGCGTCTAGAGTTGAATCGCCCGCGCCTTGTCCCGAACCAGTCCCAACCTCCATCCATCCTGGCTTGGCAATGGCTGGAGTATCGTCAAACTGATCAGCTACCATCGCCAAGGCAAGTGTAGTGACTGTGTTTTCGCCTTCCCTGCGTTCCTTTAAATTACCGAACTCGTCAAAAAGGTCAGCGCTGAAAAACCCCCTCAATCCGATCTTTTCAATAAATCCTTTGCCAAGGCCAAGGCTTATTTTATCCTTAATTTTCATTCCGTCTTTCATTTTAACCTCCCTAAAATATATTCTGTAATGAATGAAGTCCAAGTTGTTCAATTATGAATCCGACTATTCCTGATATGTCGTTGGAATCTGTTAAGGTAATCGTATCAGATTTAGTTAAGCCAAATTCTTTTGCAATACTGTCAGATAAGGTAACTATATCTGTCTTGCTCAAACCAAAACCTTTTGAAAGCAAATCAGACAAAGTAACCGTATCAGACCTGATCAACCCAAAGCCTTTTGCAATTCCATCGGACATTGAAACAGTATCGGCCTTATTCAACCCGAATTCCCTTGAAAGCAAATCAGATAAGGTGATTGAATCTGCCTTATCTATACTCATGGCCTTTACGATACTGTCTGCAAGCGTAATCGTATCGCTTTTAGGCATCCCCACAGTTTTAACAATCCCATCAGATAAGGTAATTGAATCCGATCTTGCTATGTTCGGAGCCTTTGCAACCCCGTCTGATAGAGTAACTGTCTCCGACCTTACAGCTCCAAATTCTTTTGCAATCGCATCGGAGAGGGAAACAGAATCGGCCCGTGGAAACCCAAAACCCTTAACTATTCCATCTGATAAATTAATGGTGTCAGATTTTGGGATACCCATGCTCCGTGCGATTGCATCGGATAGGTTGATTGTGTCCGATAATGATTTTTCATATACCGCCCCCCCTATGCCTATCCCGCTATACCATCCCGATGCCTGTACTCTGTCCGCATCCCCTATCGTTCCATCTGCCACAGGATTGATAACATATCCCGGTAAATTAAAAGCAGCCCTTCGTTTATTTTCTGAATCGAGGTTAGCCACTCACAAATTCCTCTTTACTGAAAGTGGTTGTATCATCACTTAACGTAGCTTTCGCTATATCCGCATTATCCGCATCATTTCTCAATGTGAGTAAACTAGAAGTAGTTAGTGTCTTGTTTCGGAGAAAAGCATACAGCCAGCTTATCTTTTCTTCTATACTTGCCGTTGCGGGTGGTGCGCCTGTCCCAGGTTCGGCAAATGTATCCGTGGTTAGAACATCAAGAACCTGTGTATTTACATTTGCCGGGGTTGCTAATAGTGCATGGGCTGTATCCATTTCTGCTTTCGTGGGGCCAGTATCCGTTCCTCGCATAACATCAGAAGCAACAAGCACCGGAGTTTCAACATTAAACAGTTTCTTGAATCCAGCCGCAATATAACCAGCCGTTTCAGTCAATGCTGTTCCAAGTATCTGTGCAAGGTTGGATTTGACCACGCCCGAAGTAAAGTCAAGCTGTCCCGCACCTGAACCAGTAGAAAGAAGAACACTCGCTCCAATATCTCTGCCCGTTTGTGCCGTACCACCAAGCTGTTTTGCATTGACATCCGGCGTTCCAGCTGTTCCAGGAGCCAACCATGCCGTACCTAATAACTGTTTAACATTAACCTCTGGTATGGTCGTTGCGTACTTCCAATTCCAATATGCCGCTGAAACCACATGAATATCAAAGTAATGAACTAAGAACCCGTCCACGTCATAAAAAGAAATTCGTCCGTTCCCAAGCCAGTTGATCTGAGCGGCAGTTATCTCTAAATCGTACATACCGTCAGTTGATGATGTAACCAGCACCATGTCGTTATCACCGCTATCGGTTGTCGGATTGAATGCTGCCCTGACAACCGCATTACCATCATTCTGAATGCGGTAAATCTGGACAAGCAGAGCAGTAACGGTGAGGGACGTTTCCGCCGTTTTCCCATCCCCAGGATCAACTAAAGGCCCAACTGCTAACCTTACCGCTGTATTTGTTTTCAGTTCGTAGCTCATTATGTCCTCGCTTGGTTATGGTAATATTGTGCTACTGGTATTAATAAACCACCACCTGCTGCCACAGACTTTACCGCAATAACGGCAATGGCAGCATCGCAGCCTGCACTGCTTGTTGCTTCCGCTGCAATATCAGTCTGAGCCGATGCGAAAATCTTGTGCCATGTTTCGATGTGTGTGCCGCCTGTATTTTGGCTTGTACCGTCCGAATCCGCACCGATAACCTGAGATGACCATGTTGGAGTAGCAGAATTCGGACTTGCCCCGGCTACAGAAAAAACATCGGTTCCCGCTGTGGTGAAATTCCCGGATGAATGTGATGTTTGCCATGCTGCATATGCCCCTGCATAGCCATCTTCTGACAGTGTTTCTCCCGAATCCGGCGTTGCAACATATATAGTGAGCAGTTTCCATTCGGCGGTTCCCGAGGCATCCATTGTCACTGTAACAACATTATTTGCCTCAGTTCCCTTAGACTGTGCCCAGCATAAGGTAATAGCCTTGGATGTGCTTCCATACCGCCTCGGCGTGGAATAGGTGTTTCCCTCCGTATCAGCAATAGATGCAATCGTATCCCCTGCATTCACATTTGCAACGACAACAATCAATTCTCCCGATGTCACAGCGAAAGCATCGGATGCTATCACCGTTGCGTGCCACGCAGCTTTGTGAATAGGAAAACCGTCTTTTAATGCTATTGCCATTTAATTCCCCAGTGAGATGCTAAAACTGACACCTTCCATCTCTTGATGTGGTAAATGCTGGCTGAATCTTTAAGTCTATCGTTTTCGTTGTTATTACTGATTCCTTTACTTCTGACAGTTCCTTGTACGGCTCTTTAAACTCAACTATACATCTCTGCTTCGTCTTGTTTTCGATTTTGTACCCAGTAACGACTTTCTTCTCATCGTCATAATAAACGGTAAATCGGCAATCAGTATCGAGTACACCTGTCATTTTTTGTTCTGCCACTATTCAACCACCTTAAATTTAAAATTAATTACCTTTGTCGCCTTGCCGAAAGCCTTGCCGATTGCAGCACAGTAATCACTGTGATTGTTGTTTTCAGCAAGTGTCCTTGCACGGAAGAACACCTCCGTGAATCCAGTGTCGGAGACAATAACCATCTCATCAGCCTGGTATGTATCCTGCTGATCAGTATAGGGAATAGGCGGGAATGATGTCCATGTATCCTGATTGTCAACACTGTAGCTCACCTCCCAACCGGTGATGTACGGAAGATCTGCGGCTTCCTGTTCCCATTGCAATGTTACCGATTTATCTGCCGCATAAGACATGCTTGCGAAAAGTACGATTAAAAGTATAATTAGCTTCTTCATTTTGGCCTCCTTGCCTTTTTTGTGTGGTGGAGAGGGGGAAGGAGAGGAAAACCCCCCTCCACCGGGGATTAGACTGCCTCTTCCCATCCTCTTAATGCACACGTACACACTGCCACTCCAGTTCCCTTTCCAACCACGAGCAAATCTGTCATGGATGGCAGCCGTGTTGGTATCTCAAGCTCGATCCTTGTTGACCCGTCCTCTATCCCGACCTCGTGAAATGGAAAGAAAATAGTTCCCTGTTGGCCAGTTAAGTCGTTTAGGTTTGCCCTTGTCGTAAAGATAGTGTTTTTACCTGCCGATGATGTAGAGGAGAAAAATAGGCTGGTAATGTACAGAGTCTTGTTAATCGGAACAGTATAAACACATGCTCTTGCCCTCGTGTGGCCTGCTGCTATCTGGGTATAAATTGGAGTATCAGCTAAGTTCCTGACATTTATTGCACCTGCAGCGCAACCACCAGTTCCTGCCTCAATTACCCGGACAGCATTGATCCTGAAAATGTCAGTCGCGGTTGTGGCAACTACTGCTTGTCCATTCAGAGTTACTTCCGTGGTTTTCTCTTCATAGTTCCCATTGAGGTAGTAGATCATTATCTTGTGAACGCCAGTTCCTGGGGCTGGGGCAACTGTCAAAATGTCGTCTTCGACACTCGTACTCACAACCTCCATGCCCGCTTCAGCGGTTGGAAACACATACGCATCACCAGCCGGCCAGACACATTCTTCGGTTGTGCTTATCTCTGAATTGTAACCAATCTTCGTCCACGGTGAACGGCCTTCAATATTACCCTCTGCAATATCATATAAGTAAGGTGTAGACGAAACACGAGGCTTTCCATTAGCCCGATAAAAGCCATGTTCAAACCCGTCCTTATCAACCCACCTCATGTCAACTTTGTGTGGCATAATTTCCTCCGTGGGGTGAGCCTAAACCCACCCCATTAGGACTAAACTGGGACCTCTTCCCAGCAAAGGGTCATGTCAACATCAACGCCAGCCGCAGCAAACGCACCCATTACCGTTACAGTCCCCGGTGCAGACGCGAAGGCTCCCTGAAGATCACCATTGGTAACAAATCCACCAAGAGAAGCAGCAGCGACAGCATCTTGGAACAATGGACAAAAGACTACCGGAGCCGTTGTAATCGTCGCAACGGAATAAGCTATCGCCGATCCAGTACTTAACCCAGTCGATCCGGTCAAAAGTGATTTTCCGGTCAATGTCGCCGCCGTAGTAGTCCCCGGAGTTGCAGCCTGCGCCGAAATAGCAAGCACCATCCCGGTCATTGCCGCTGAAGTTATCGAAACCATCACATTCCATTTATTCCAGACCAGATTGACACCACTGCCAGTAGGATTATAAACAATCATCCCTATCGCTGAGGTTGCTGTGTACAATGCAACATCCTGTACCCCACAATATGCGAAATACTGATTCCCGGCAAGTGTAGCGTCTTTATAGTCGCCACTAAGGGCTACTGCAAGCTGCCCCCTTGCATCGGTTCTAAGCGGATTAACGGAACCAGAATTCCCGCTTATCGCCCCTACTCTTCCTTCTGCTTTCATTTTAAGACCTCCTATTCTGCTAACGCCTGTGTCATGGCGTAAATCATTGAGATGTCTTCAACCCATTCAGACCCGTTGTAGATGAAAGACTGACCTACATCGAGTTCGTAAAAGGTTGAACCTACTGGGGGATTCTCCGGCTTTGTATCACCCGATTCGCCTATCCAGCGTTGTATAGTTGTGACTAATCGTACAGTCATAATAGCCTCCTACATGAGTGCTACGGCACGAGAGCCTGGATCAATCGGAATATAAAGCAGTCCGAATTTACCGGCGGAAACTCCAGTTCCGGCAACTCCGCTGTCCTGACCAATTGTGCCCACACTCGTCACCCCTGCCAGAGTCGGAGCATTTCCAAGCATCATAGGAAGAGCATCGAAAGGAGTTATCCCGGCGCTTTCCTCAACATTGGCAACAGTATCATAAGCGTCGCCAACCATATAACACCGTGCCCCTGCAACAAAAGTATCCATGCTGCCGCCGTAAGCGCAAATATCCTGTACCGTTATTGTTGGTTCCGAAGATGTCCATGTAAATTTCAGGGTCGTCGCTCCGGCCCACAATGTAGTGACCTCAAAAAACAGACCCATAACCAGTATCCGATTGTAAACCGTGAAAAGCTCGACCTGTGCCGTTGCTAAATACGCCGTCCCAAGCAGGACATTGGTTTCAACGAACATGCCAGCTTTCATGTCTCTAATCATAGTACGTGTAGATTCGTTCATTTTTTCAGTCCTCCTTTCTTAGAGTAACGCTTCAACATACGCATCGTGGTCAAGCGGTACGTATAAGATTGAATATCTTATTGATCCAGCGGTGAGGTCTGCGACTGTGGTCAACTCACCAATAACTCCATAGCTTTCAACACCGGCAGATGACCGAGAATTTCCGATAATCATCGGTGTGGGATCATAATATGAAATCCCCTCAAGATATGTTATTGCGCATGCTGTACCGGAATCATCACCCGGCAATGTTAATCGGTTGCCAACCACAAGCGCGGTAATGTCAGTCGAAACCGCACAGAGAGGTTGCACTGTAATCACCGGAATTGTGGACGTCCAGTTGAATTGATGCAAACAGCCAACACCAATAAGATCCGCGAGAACCACCTCACCCCAAAGACCATAGACGATTATTCGATTGTAAACAGTAAAGATATTGACCTGCCCCTGAATATGGTATGATGTACTAAGCAGGTCGCCTGTCTCAACCAGAATGCCCCGGTTAACGTCTCCGATACTGTTTCTCATTGATTGATTGTAATTTCCCATTATTAGCCTCCTATCTTCTTAGGCTTTGCCTTTATGATTTTGGCATCAAGAGAAATTATTTCGTCTTTCAACTTGGCAATTTCTCTCTTCAGGCCAGAATCATCAAATACAGGAACCTCTTTCACCTCCGGTATTTTTATCCCAGCAATGGCCTCAGATATCATTTGTTTGACTTCAGCTTTGTCTTCTTGAAACATGATAAACTCCTTAATAGGGTGCCTCAATTAAGAGACACCCAGATTAGGTTAGTACGCCAAGCAAGTGTAAATCCTGTTCTCTGGATAGCGCGGTTCCAGAATAGCGACAATGTGCATAACCCCCGAACTTCCTCCATTCGGATATATTGTCAACCACTCTTCATTGTCCGCGGTATCCATTGCAGACGCATTGATTTCACACACCAGCATAAAGTTGTCATAGGACGTATCGCCGACAGCAACACCGGTAGTCGCAGCTGTTGCCCATGCTGCCAGAACATCGCTTGATGCTTCACTTCCGGCTACCGCTGTTCCAATAGCTGCACCACCGTAAGCGTACTCGAAAGCGAGTGCCGTGGTTCTATCGCCATCGCCAGCCCCACTGAATATCTGCACCACAAGACTCGCACCAGCAACCGCTCCCATAGTAATAATAAAGGTTGCCTTGTGATAATCCCTCATACAGATAGAATCACCAGCTGTTCCCGCACCAATGTCCGTCGAGTTCATCACCGGAACTATTTTATATTGTTCTGCTATCATAATAGCCTCCTTTCAAGCTATGCCAGGCAAGTTCCCGAACGGTTGCTCTTGTAGCGGGGTTCGAGGATTGCAATTACACTTGCAGTACCTGTTGCGGATGCTACATATGTAAAAACCAAAGCCAACCATTCTTCTCCATTGGCAATATCCATTGATGCAGCATCTACTTCAACGACCAACATCTTATTGGTATACGTTCCATGTGTCAGGGTCAGAGTTGCAGCATTCGTCCAATCTGCAAGAACGTCGCAAGATGCCGTTGAACCGGCTACCGCTGCTCCAACCGCCGCACCACCTAACGCATAATTAAAGTATAGGTCAGATGAGTATGCTGTGGCTGTGGCCCCACTTGTAACGGTAAGTTTATTGCTTTCATCAGCCAGTGTGTTAAATGTGATAACAAAGGTGGCTTTGTGATACCCCCTCATATTGATGGAATCTGAATATTTTGTATCAGTGTCCATAGCGATCTCTTTTCCGATCGGTACTATTTTATAATTTTCATTTATCATGATATTAACCTCCTCTCAGTTAATCGTTAGTCCCTAATCACGTGAAGCGAGGGCGATAAAATGGTTTTGGGTGTTGCTGCCTTTAGCCGGTGTCAATGCCTTGGCCCGTACAGGCTGACCGTCAATTCTGAGGACAAAGCGAAACACGCTCTCGTCATATAGGAATCTAACGTGGATCGACATATCCGTTTTCATCCCGCCCTTTTCGCCGATCACATAACCATCTTTGAAATTGGCAAGGAAGATATCCCCAACCGTTCCAACCGTCTGACACTGCTCGATTGCGATTGCAGGACGTCCCATTATCGTGGCATAAGGAGAAGCGCTCAATCCACCCGGAGGCATATAAAGCGGAATCCCGCCCGTACCTACCGCGAGAGACATCGTGTAAAGCTGTCGTTCGCAATCCTGATTATAGAACCAAGCATAATTTGAGGTCTGCGCTGCAAATCGTCTGGAGTACATATTGACAATATTTTCCGCAACGATGGTATCGGGGTCCTGACCGGTTTCTTTCGCAACTGAAACCAGACTTCCGGCATTCAGGATACCAAGCGGCATTCCGGCGCCGGTCCCATTGATCAGAGCATCGTCAATCCGGAAACCAAACTCACCCCTGAAGCCTTTCTGGATTATACCCTCAAGCGCGGCGGAATCGTCCAGCATTTCGTCGGTGGCATAGCACAGCCCGATCATCTTCTTCAGGGAGAGTTCAATCTGCCTGAATTTGGGTTTGGAGCCAAGATCGGTTTTGTTGCCAGCTTCGTCAAGCCAGTAAGACACTATCCCGCCATACCGGTGAGAAGCCCTGCTCGTTTCGTCGATCCCGTTGATCTTAATACTGTTAGAATTGGCAGAAATCGGGATCCTGTCACATCTTCCGGCAAGGATACCAGTCTCGAAAACATCTTCAAGCATTTTGGTGGCATAGTCCGTCTGAACAAGAAAACCACCATCAGAAGGCGTGGTCTCATTCAACCCAGAAGCAGCAGCCCGAGTATTTCTCAGACGAGGATCAACAATTCCCCCGGGAAGTCCAGCCTGCATAATCGCGGCCAACTGCTGTCCGAAGGAATGGAACTTATCTTTCTCTGCCCTGTCCTCTACCATCGTAATCCCGGAAGGTGCAGGTTTGGTTTCTGCTGGTTTTGGCGCAAGCAGTTCGCTTGACATTTGATCCTGTCTTTCCATCGTGCCCACGATTCCTCGCAGATTTACAACTTTGTCCAAAACGTCCTTTTTGAATTTGGTTTCCTCATCGGTCGGATCACGATTCTCTGAGATACATCGAGCATCAATATCAGCCGCAGATTTCATCAGGTTCCCAATATCTTCTCTATACTGACTAATTGTCTTCACAATATCCTCCTAAATAGTTTTTTGGAGCAATCCTTCGCCCCGAGTTAGTAAACTTGTAACATAGTCCATCGTCTCGGCTGGTTCTGCATCACGCAGAGGGTCAGTTTGAGCATCACGCGCAACCCGTTCCGCTTCATCGATTTCTTCCTGAGCATCACGCACAGGATCTTCGACTAATCCCTTTGCCACTATCCCCTTCGCCTGAGTTCGGCTGTATCCAGCATCACGCAGAACACGCTCTATCTCACGCGGATTCAATTCTTTGTCTCCTTCTTCCGTTCCCTTCAGTTTGTCCGGTACATTTGCAAAAACAGATAAATCAAACATGGTTGCATTTGCTTCCTCACCATCTTCGATCCGGTCAATCATCCCCATTTCGAGAGCTTCTTCAGCAGTAAGCCACGTTTCGGCCATCATAAGATCTTTGATTTCCTTTTCTTCCATGCCGGTTTTCTTCACGTATGCCTGAGCAAGAGCGCCGTCAATCTTGTCAAGCAAGTCCGCCTCTTTTCTCAAATCTTCGGAGTTCCCAATCATGATCGTCCATGCTTCATGAAACATGAAAAAAGCGTTTTCGGCCATAACAACCTCGTCTCCGGCCAAGGCTATGATTGAAGCTATCGAGGCCGCTAACCCGTCAATGTAAACAATTACTTTCGCAGGATGTTGTTTAATGGCGTTCGCTATCGCAGT